ATGTCTAGCGGTGAAAAATCAAGATTTAGAAAATCTAAAACAAGTTCACGTAGAATTAACTACAACCACAAACGAAGAAAAAAATGACACACCACAACACCCATTGGAAAGATGCAGAAAGACTTAATGGCTGGCTTGCTATGCTTGGCTTTATTGCTGGTATTGGTGCTTACGCCACAACAGGTCAACTCATCCCAGGAATTTTCTAGTCCTTATGACTGGAAGATGACATGTGATGATTTCATAATGTCAAAATATTCTGTGCTACAAGACCCACATCTTGATGCACAGGCAAAGTACAAAATCATATCTTATCTTGAACAGAAAGTTGTTGGTGAATGTACTAAACCTTTATCTTAAATTATCAAATGAATGATAGAGCAATTTGGTTCGGTATAATCGGTCTAGCTCTTGTAATGGGGGCTTTAGAAATAAGTCACATTCAAACGCATATGTCTGAAAAACGACCACATTATCACATACATAAAGTAGCTCGTTAAGCGACATGGGAGGTGCAATGCCTCCCTCTACATTTGGTATTAGCCTCTACGGAGACACCTAATGCCGTCTAGACGGTGGGATAGACCACAGGCAGCTTTGAGTCTTAGCTGATACAATTAAGATTCCTATAATTCTAGATCTAGAGACGATACATATAACCCTACAAAATAATGGCACAACAGTCAACAAACAATCCTGCTTCACAAACCTTTCTGGGTAGGATTAACACAGCGACAAACGCAACAAACAACAGAGATTTATATTTAAAGTTGTTCTCAGGTGAGATGTTTACTGGCTTCCAAAGAGAGACAATCGCAAGAGATCTCGTTATGAAGCGTACACTCACCAACGGTAAGAGTTTACAGTTCATCTATACTGGACGTACAAGTGCGGAATACCACACACCAGGAAACAGTATATTAGGAAACTCTGACAAAACTCCTCCAGTAGCAGAAAAGACAATCACAGTAGATGACCTACTCATCTCTAGTGCATTTGTCTATGAACTGGATGAGACACTTTCTCACTACGAATTGAGGGGTGAAATTTCTAAAAAGATCGGTTATGCTCTTGCACAGAAGTATGACAGATTAATCTTCAGAGCTATTGCTAAAGGGGCTAGACAGGCTTCTCCTGTTTCTATGTCTAACTTTGCAGAGCCAGGTGGTACACAAATTCAAGTGGGAGCTGGTTCTGACGCTGATGATGCTCTTGATGATGGTAAGCTCGTAACAGCATTTTATGATGCCGCTGCAGCTCTTGACGAAAAAGGAGTTTCTGATGATGGTCGGGTTGCCGTACTTAACCCTAGACAGTACTACGCACTTATACAAGGTGCTGGTTCTAACGGTCTAATCAACAGAGACGTACAAGGTACAGCACTTCAGTCTGGTAATGGAGTAATTGAAATTGCAGGTATTCAAATCTACAAATCAATGAACGTTCCATTCTTCTCTAAGTATGGTACTAAGTACGCACCTTCAAGTGGTGCTTCAGCTGGCACTGACCTTGCTACAGTAGATCCTGGAAATACAGGAGACTTCGTATCTGAAGGTATCGAAACAGCTAATACAGCTACAGGCAACAACTACGGAGCTCGTCAGAACTACGGTGCTGCCTCTAACTTTGCAAACACATGCGGACTAATCTTCCAAAGAGAAGCTGCAGGTGTTGTTGAAACCATTGGCCCACAGGTTCAAGTAACTTCTGGAGACGTTTCAGTGGTATACCAAGGCGATGTCATCCTAGGACGCATGGCTATGGGAGCAGATTATGTGAACCCAGCAGCTTGTGTAGAATTGTTCGCAGGAACAACTACAAAGCCAGCAGCTTTCTCATAAGTTTTTATTCTATATGGGGGCTCAGTCCCCCTTTTTTATTATGGCAGTAATACCTTACGGAGTGTCTACCGAACTAGATGCTGTAAACTCAATCCTGATGAGCGTTGGAGAAACCCCAGTTAACACATTAACAGTGCAAAGCCCCGAAGTGGCTATAGCACAAAAGACTCTAAGGCAAATCTGCCGTGAGGTACAAGCTGAGGGATGGTCATACAACACAGAGAATGAGTATCCTATTGACACCGATACTAATAATCAAGTTATAGTTCCTAACAATGTTTTACAAATGGATCTTAATATATTCCAACATGGTAAGGACTACAACATAGTTTTACGTAGTGATAACGGTGTAAAAAAAGTGTATGATAAAAAAGGTCATACCTTTACTTTTGAAAATTGTGATAAATTATATTTTGATATGGTGTGGATGATAGATTTTGAAGATCTACCACAACCATTTAAAGACTATATAACCGCTAGAGCATCCAGAATCGCCTCTAACCGTATGGTAAACAATCCACAGTCATCTAGGTTACTTGAGGCAGATGAAGCCTCTCTAAGAGCCTTAGCACTAGAGTATGAGTGTAAGCAGGAAGATCATAATATATTTAATGATTTCCAATATCAACAAGATGCTAACACAGTATACAGACCATTTAAAGTATTAAGAAGAATGTAATGGCACAAATTAATCAACGTATCCCAAACTTTCTAGGGGGTGTATCACAACAGCCAGATAAAATAAAATTTCCAGGACAGTTAAGGGTATGTGATAATGCCGTTCCAGATATAACATTTGGTCTTAAAAAACGTCCTCCTGCAGAGTTTGTTGGGGCTCTTACTAATGCTACCTCATCTGGTCATTGGTATGAGATATTACGAGATGGAGATGAAAAATATTTAGTACAAATTACACCATCTAACAGTGGTGGTATGCCTATAAGAGTATGGGATCTAGCTGATGGTACTGAAAAATCTCTGACAAATTCTAGCGGAGATTCTATTTTTCAGTATTTAGCTGGAGCTACATCACCCTATGCAGTTACCACAATTCAAGACTACACAATTATAGCTAACCCTAATAAAGTTGTAGGTACTACAGGTAACACATTTACAGCAATTCATGGAGGAGACTATTCATATGCTAGGTTGGATACTGTTGCTTACAATACTGAATATATTTTATATAGTGGTACAGCTCCCACACCCAATACTTACTTCAGGGTTACTTCTGTAAAAGTAGATGTCAGAGAACTTGTAAGTGAAATCACTGTAACTAATCAAGGTGATGGTTACACTGGAGGAGCACCAAGCGTTACTATTAGTGGTGGTGGAGGAACTGGAGCTACAGCTAAAGCTATTGTTGAAGATAACAAAGTTGTTAGATTTGAAGTAACTGATGCGGGAAGTGGTTATACGTCAGTTCCTACTCTTCAAGTTGGTGCACCAGCAACTGGTACTAATACTGCTTCTGGTACAGTTGTTATAGGATCTGGAGCTACATGGAATAGTGGAAATGAAAACCAAGGTAAGTCTGGTACTTTAACTTGGTCATTTTCTGGAGGTACTGCTGTAGATACTACAGGTGCTCAAGTAGGTGGTGTAAATATTACAGACAATATTGAAGGAAGTTTACAAGTAAATGGACAAAGTTATATTGCTAATAATATAGAAAACTTTGATGGTTCTAACTTTCTTGGATATACACAAAACTATGATGTACGGTATACAGCTACTGTAACTTTACAGGATGGAGGTTTAATTAGATCAACTAATAAAACAACTGCCGAAGGTATGTTTATTGATGTGACTATTGAAGGTGTAGAATATCGTGTATCAGTTGAAGCCGTAGAACCAGTAACTACATATAGAGATGTATCTAATATAGGTTATTTTAAATCACCTAAAAACCCAGACAATGGTACTCTTAGTATGGCTACTATTCTTAATGGGTTAGCATCTTCTGTAAATAGTAATCTTGCTAATGTTACTGCAGAGGTCATAGGTAGTGGTTTATTTATGAATGGTTCTGCCGCAGATGGTGTAAACTTTCTTGGTGGTGCAGTAAACGAAAACATGAGTGTTATAGGTCAAAAAGCACAAGATATTAGTAGACTACCTGCTATGAATAAAGAAGGGTATGTTGCACAAATATCAAATGCTGCTGACTTAGATACAGATGACTACTACGTAAAGTTTGAAGCTAACAATGGTGTATCTGGTGCTGGTAGTTATAACGAGTGTGTTAGACCTCATAACTTTGATGGTTCTGGTAATGACCCTATGG